ATTGTAGCTTTCACCTTTTGTAATAACATTAAATAATTCCATGTTTCCCTGTGCAGTGTTTCAGTGCTTAATTGATCTAATGTCAAATTTAATTCCTTTGCATATCGTTCCAAACAACATAAAACACCTTTTGTACAACGAAATTTTAATGCTGTATCTCGGGAACTAACCTGCATTACCTTTAAATCTTTGCTAGTAAATTCAGGCATAAAAATACCTCCGTACATTGCAAGTTTACGACAGGTAGCAGAATCAACACTGAACCAAGGGTACCGAGTCATTAAAGGAACACTAGTACAAGCAAATCCATGTACCTTTACACGAGGGAATCCTTGATCATCAATCAAATTATCCTTGAATAAACGATCCAGCCATGGGAGTAATACTTTTGTGGGGTTTGGAACGAGTCCTCCCAAGGCAATGTATTCATATTTATCCACATATCTACGCAACCATTTTTCATCACAACCAAGATGAAACACAGGAATAGGACTGAGCCCTTCCGACTCCATTATCTGTTGATTTTCGTAGGTTAAACGAGGGTTATTAATTACATCAAGATTGCTGTATACATCAATTTTACTTTTATTTTCATGTAAAAATTTAATGTAATTTGTCCTGTATGTTTTGTATCCCTCTGTATTTACATAGTCATAGGTATCATATTTACGTTCCGACATTTTACTTCCCATAATTCCCTTTTTTTCAAGTTTTCTGGAAAGTTTGTTATACAGAGAAGGAGCTCCGCAATCTACGAATACTGGATAATTTTTCATTAGATTTAAAGTTTTTTCATTTGTTCAATCATCCTCGGAATTGCACGTGCCCCATTCTTTAAAATCCTGTTTCGAGTTTGTTGCAAATTAAATGCTGGAGGATTAATTTCAAATTGTGCAATTATACGTTTAGCCTCGTCTAATTCATCATATATAAAATCCTGATCGTACATCTCAGGATAAGATAAACGATTTGGCACAATCGGGATACATCCACAAATAATAGCCTCCTGCATTGCAATTCCCCACGTTTCCTGGCGTGCAAATGAAATTGCAAATTTAGATTTACTAAGCAATTCATAATATTCATTTTTCGTTTTGCAAACTTCTTTTGTTTTCAGCCATTTAAAACGTTTCATTTTCGGGTCCTCTGCAAACTCATCAAACAACACAGGTAATTTTTCATCATCCAAACGATGTGGAAAAACAATAATGTTCTCACGGCAGGGAGGCAAATTATCTTGATCCCTGAAATCATCATAAATTGGAAACCCCGTAACCATTATTTTATTAGCACTAACATTCCTCTGATGATATAATAAATCCTTGTGAAACTGTGTGGCTACAAAAATTTTATCAACAATATTTAACATGGAATTTTCAAAGTCTTCCGTCCACTGTCCCATTGTTTTGCTTAAAAAATCGTATTCATCATAGCTTCCAGCATGTAGACAACCACATATTTTAAGATTTTTAAGACCTAATCCGTCCCTCATGTATGCAATATTGATTAGCCCAGGGAACCAAAGATCATGAAAAAATAAAACAACGGAATCATCTGGTTTCATAGTGGAAATATATGTGAGTATCTTTCCAAGTTGTGAGGTCTTATATAAATTAGTTTCAATCACATCAAGAAAACTTCCATGTTTAATTTCATTTATACAAGTATCTCCATATATTGTCTCAAAACAAATATTGGATTTTGCAAATCCTTGTATAAACCATGTGTTCCATTGCCCAGAATATCGTTCCTCAAGAGGTTCAATTGGTATGTTAATTATCTTCATTTGTTTTTAATTTTTTAGCAAAACCAACATTAATTTTGCTGTGCCTTGATTTCTTCCTTTTGTGTTTGATTGTTAGAAACCGTTTACCTTTCAAATCTTCTTCCAAACAAACTACATCCGTTTTATGCAGTTTAATTTTAATCATCGTATCACCTCCAATCTTGCAAGTATAGCAAAAGTTAAAATGGTATTAATCGGATTTTTAGTATTTACAAAATGATTTCGTATTGTCCTGCCTTCTACCAAACTTTTAATATTAAATGATAGATTATACAGTTTAAGCCAAGGTAATGCATCTGCCATGTTCTCAGGCTGCACGGAATTGATTATACTATCTAAAAAGGAGTTTGGAATGTAACTAGGTATTAATCGTATTGGTCTTTCAGTCAGTTTAACTCCGTTTTGTAATGCTTTATTGTAAATCGGTGTCCCGTCGTATACTTGAAAAAATTGACCTAATCCTCCTTTAGTTCCGTTTGTGCGTAATCTTCCCACAACTTCATTCATTTCAAAGCCGTATTTACACATAAACCGTCCAGTTTCGTTGAGTGTGGAAATAGTTTCGCCTATGAAAAACGTTTGAACTAACCAAAATATTTTACAAGGTAGTCTGTCTTGTATTTCTGCAAGGGCTTCACAGTCCGACAATGATTTCCCCGCTCCCATTCTTACGGAAAGTTCAGGGGAGGCTGATTCAAAACCTATTTCAATTACTTCTAATCCTGATTTTTGTATTGTTTCCGTTCCGTATTTATCAATATAATCCTTAACATTTTTAGCCGAACCGAGTGCAATCAGATGCATATCCCTATCTTCTAACGATTGCAAAATCATTTCGGCTCTTTCTATGTCAAAAAAGAAATCCTCGTCAGTGAAATGGATATAATGTATACCATCATGAATACAATTATCTGTTAAATTTTCAACATCCATTAAATCCAAAACAATTCTTTCCTTATTACAATTGATAGTAGATGGGCAAAAAACACAACCATTTGGGCAACCATACGAAGTAAATAAAGGGTAAACTTTTTCACCTTTTTCAAGTGTTTGTAGGTGCATATCACAGTCGGACAAAAGTAATCTATTGAAACGACCATAATATTCAGGATAGTTTTGTAATGCAAGGGTTAAAAAACTTTTATTCCTCATTAAATCCCCGCAACAAGCCTTTTCCGATAATCCTATATGTCTAAAACCGTAGGCTTCAATCAGTGATGTATACCCAACAAAATAAACATTATCCTTACCCTTTTCAAATGGTAATAATTGTTGAAGTAATATACAGCATTCAATTTGAGGGTAAGACCATAGACAAATCAATTGTATATCGGCATCAGGTGCATTATTTATGTTTTCAGGAATAAAGCTTTCCATCAATGTTACTTCATGCCCTAATTCTGATAGTCCGATATAACAAAGGTAAGGGGTATAACAAAAACTACCTCTATTAAATTCCGTGCTGGAAGGATCGATTATGTTTATTTTCATACGTAAACCTCCACTCCGTTTTCATTGTCCTCGAATACAGACACAACTTTTGCATTAAAATGATTTAACAATTCCTCTGCAATTTGTTCACAACTTTTTGAACCAAGAAACAGTCCTTTAAAATTCATTGCAATATACGATTCCACCTGTCGTTTAAATGTAATAAATTCAACCTGTCTGTCTCCTTCAACTGCAATACCAACCTCTACATAAAATATATGACGGTGTTGATTTTTTAAATAATGGACATATGAAATATTACACTCCGGCCAACAGTGAGTAGCCTCAAATGATGTTTTAATAATTATAATTTTTTTCATTTTATACGGCTTAAAAATTCAGATTTAACAGAAAAATCCTCAAGAAAACTTCCTTTCAAAGACGTTGTTTCCATTATGGAATTTTGTTTATTACAACCTCTCATCAACATACACATGTGTTGAGCCTGTATGAAACATGCTGCCCCTTTAGGTTGTAAATGCTCCATTATTGCCTCCGTGATTTGTTCGCAAAGTCTTTCCTGAATTTGCAGGCGTCTGGAAAATATATCAACTAAACGTGCAAGTTTAGAAATCCCGATTACTTTCCCATCTGGTATGTACGCAACATGAGCCTTGCCGAAGAAAGGAAGCATGTGGTGTTCACAGGTGCTGAACAATTCCACATCCTTTAGTACAATCATTTGGTTGTATCCGTTTGTCTCAGTAAATGTGGTTAGGCATTCCTTTGGATCTTTATCATATCCTGAGTAAATTTCTTTCCACGATTTAATGACCCGGAGAGGGGTATTAATTAACCCCTCTCTATTCGGATCCTCACTAATAAACTTTAATTGATCAATTACAGTTTTATGGATTTCAATCATCTTACTTTTTCTTTTTGGCAATGTCCATGTAAATCTGAGCACGTTTTTTAATAAAATCAGGATCAGTAAGTCCTTTTCTGTCCTTATACAGTTTTGCGAATGTAGACAAAATGGTTTTTTCAGTTGCTTTTTCTTTTAGAAGTCCATCGGCAATACTTTGGAAACTTTCAAGTTGTCCGTCCTTTGCGATAGGCTTTTTTGCAGGGGCTGGTGCTTCTTTTTTGTTTGATTTTTTTGCAGGCTTTTCCTCTTCTTCGTCTTCTTCGTCTTCTTCGTCACCTTCAATAGCCACTTTCTTTACAGCTTTTTGAGCTTTTTTTGAAGGTGCTGGCTTTGTTTCTTCTTCTTCTTCTTCTTCCTCCTCCTCAACTTCAACCTCTTCCTCGTCTTCTTCCTCAATTGCTGCCAACATTTCATCCCTTAATTCATCAATGTCCTTAATTTTCAAATCAACATCGGCAAATTTATCGGCATTAGCCTTTGCAATTGCCTTCAATTCCTTTGTTGTTTCGGCATCTTCGATTTCCTGGGCTAATGTGTTTTCAACCTCTTCATCCTCTTCCTCTTCGTCTTCGGGATCAGGCTCTGGTTCAACAACTTTCTTTCCTTTTTTACCCTTTGCAGGCTTTTCAGCAGGTACGTTTAATTCATCAATAATTGCCTGCGTGTCCTTGCTGAATTTATCTTCTGGTTCAATGTATTGTAAGGCATCTTTAATTTTATCAGTAAGATACTCCTCCGATGCCTTTGCGGGGATTGCAATAGGATCACCTGTTTTTTCGTCCGAAAGACCAATCTGATCAATGATTTCCTGAAATGCTTTTTTCAACTTTTTTACGTCCATGATTTTAAATTTAAGATTAATAAATAATGATAATTAATAATTGTACTAGGAAGGCAAATGTAAATTTAATATTTGAGATTTAAAAATATTTTTAAAATTATTTTAAAATTTGTTTTGCAAAATGCATAGAATTAAAATGATGTATTAAAATTAATTATTTAAACCCCGCTAATTTATGTAATTGGATAGAAAGTTTCCAGACAGGATTTTGCTTAACAAACTTAATTGCATCACTGATGTTTTGCTGGCTTTCTTCGTTAAAAGGATTTTGAGCTATGATAATTGGAGAGATATAATAATTATCCGCATCAGGTAATTTCTCTGTATTTAAATCAAAAGGACTCGGAAATAAACAACGTACCTCTGATAATTTATATCTTAAATTTGCAATTAAATTAGGATTTAATCGCTCCAATGATTTCGGAGAAACGGCAACGTAATCAATAATAAATGGAATTTCATTTGTTCCATTTGTTTCAATACAATTGTAATATTCTGAAAAATTGTTTAAAATATCATCATTCAATTGCAGCGTAGGTTCTCCCCCTGTCCAAACAATATTAGGACAATCAAATTGTTTAATTTCTTCTAAGATTTTAAAAACCGACATTTCCTTGCCGTCACCAAATTCTGTATCACAAAATGAACAATTCATATTGCACCCCGATAATCGAATGAATATGGCTGGCATTCCAATATTGTACCCCTCACCTTGTAATGAGTAAAATATCTCATTTACTTTTAATGTCAAATTATGGTTCATATCGGGCAGAAGTTTTATCGGTTTCACTGACTGTTACCGCACTAATTTTAATACCCATTCTGTATAGACTTGGTAATAATTGGTCAAAATACAGGTAACAAAAATAGGCTAATTTTTCAGCCGTTGGTTGAATTGTTTCACCATAAAAAAGAACATAATTTAAATTTTTATGGTCTAATGTTTCATCAATCCATTTTTTAATTGGCTGCAGTTCTCTGTAATCGAAAACCATTCCAACACTATTTAGATCCTCAGATTTTAATTCCACTGTTACCACATAATTATGGCCGTGGAAATTACTACAAGGATGATCCACAGGCAGACCTTCTAGTCTGTGTCCTGCTGAAAAATTGAATTTTTTACTGATTGTATACATACTTTAATTTATTTGGTTAATAAAAATTATTTATAGCCTTTATTTAAACGATCTTGAAAAACAATATATGACCATGCATCCGATATGTGATCATATGCGGAAATTATTCGATCACATTCCTCATATGTTCCACTATCCTTATTTAAAAGCAAATCAGAAAATGAAAAATAATGAAACACAAATGCCTTTTGCTTACCTGTTAAATTTTTCATAATAAAAAGTTTTTACCAATAGCTACCAAGAAAGGGACGTCCCCGCTTTAAATTCTGCAATACATGCACTTGGTGATTGTTATTAAATTCACCTTCTCTGACCACTATTTCATTCAATCGCATGATTCCTATTTCCTTTTCTCGTCCTTTATGATCCCGATTAAGTCCAAACATGGCGGTTACGTGGGCATATTTACGCTTGTCCTCAGAAAAATTATCCATCGAAAGTATGTCCTTTGTGTAACTGTCCGAGTCTACCTGTGTAACTGTAATAACCAATGCCTTTCGTTTTTGACTGAGTCCCCGCAAATCCATCCAA